ACACCGGATAATAAAGGAGATTGTAACTTTGCTTGCGAATTAACATTGAATACCACATGGTATAAATGCTTGAACTTTGGCGCAAGACGCATGTCTCCAGCTACATACAATCTCGAAGCATGTGCATAGTCTTTTACAGTAAGGTTATCAAAGTTGTTCATACTAATATTTATCTTATACATTTCTATGCGTATATAATAGAAAAGGAGGACGTAGTGTCCTCCTTTTCTCAGAAATTATATATTAGTTAAATTAAGTACCAGTTGATAGAGATCCGCCAGGTCTACCTACTGCTGTTCCAACTCCTGCTGCGCTGCCGCTGCCGTCAACTTGAATTGCGTTGTCATATTGCATTGTTAGCGAAACTGTTACTGGTTCACTAGTTGCATAAGCAAGTGTATTATAGTTTGCTTCGCTAACGTAGCAACCATATACTTCCCATGTTTCAAGTACAACCGGAACAAATGCACCGTTGCCGCCGTCTAAGATTTCAATTCTAGTTAAAAACTTATAATCTTGTCCAGATACTGCACTAGCTTGTTCCATGAAATCAAACTGTTGTTGTAGTTGTTCGCCAACTAGTTTTTGAACGTTATTGTTTACATCTTCACGTAAGTTGAGTGTAATCGGGTTCCATGTGTGCTTGCCTGCTAAGTTTACTTTTGAGTTATAAACATCAAGTACCATGTTTTCAAAAGTAAGGTTTGGTCTAGTTACGTCAACAACTTGCTTAGTTAACTCTGTACTAGGGGCACTAATTCCGAATCCCTCGAGTGTTACCCGGAAGCGATATTGCAGCTTGGGCATAAGCAAGCCTTGTGCGCTTGCACTGTCATTTGTTGCCAACGGCACTGATAGTTTTGTTAATGATGAAATTGCCATGTGTTATTAACTCCTTGTTACAAGTATTTATCAAAAGTGGGGGTTATATTTCAAACCCCCAATTTCTTATAGACCTGAAATTTCCCCTGTGTTCTTCAAACGTAGTGGAATGTAGATGAATTCTACTGCCTTAACAGGTTCGATTGCAATATCAACATACAACTCACCTCTATCAATTCTTGCAGGTGTGTTGTTTGATTCGTCACACACCACAAGGAAGTCATACAGCGCTCTTAAGCTAACCAATTCAACCATCAAGCTTTCAACTTGCTGCTTGAGTTCGTCGCGTGTGAGTTTGTCGTTTGGCTCATAGATATATGGCTTTGCAACTTGCTTCAATTGACTACGTAAATATATTACCAATCTAGCAACGTTAACTCTGTCCAGCGAACTTGCATTTCTTGCGCGAGTCTTTTGGCCAAATATAACAAGACCTGCACCATTTAAGAAGGTAATCGGATTAACATTGTTTAATTGCAATGTGTCTCGTTGTCCTTCGTTTAGTGCAATACTTACAAATTCACCTTCACTGCTGATGTATCCTGCTGCTGTTGCATTGGAAACTCCGCCGCGTCGTGTACCAGCTGGTGCAAACCATGGATATGCAACTTGGTCATTTAGTGCAAATGTTCTTAGTACCATATGACTTGCTGGAACCACAATGTTGTTGCCGGAATTATCACTTGTGAATCCTCCAGGATAGTAAACACCCATGTATTCATCTCTGCTTACCAAGCCTCTGTCATTGTCTTCGACTGCTAGGTTAACGTTTGTTGCCCAGTTGTTAAGTTCTGTTGTAGTTGGCTTTAGTCTGAGTGGACTGTCACCGATAACAAACGATGTTAATCCTCTATCAAAGTTTAAGTTGATCATTTCGCCAATTAGTTCAGGATACCCTGGAGTTGCAATCAAGTTAAAAATACGTGATTCGTCGTCGCGTGCATCTTCACTGCTGTTGACCACAGATTGTAGTTTTTGTACAATTACCTTGCGTTGCGCATTACGACCAAAACTTCCGGATCCGTCTGCATTGTTAGAACTTTCAGTAACCCAACGATCAGCAGCGTAGGCTGCCATTGATTCGTCTACACCAGCAGCTTGGAATCTAGTGTTTAGATCGTTTACATCAATATAGTCTCTTTCAAAACGCTTAACATTAAATCCGCTTCTACGAAGGTTCCAAAGCAACATGCCTTGTGGGTACAATGCCGGGTCTGGTGCATCTGGGTCCAGGTAGTTGCTCGACATCATTTCACTAATATCTCCTGCAACATTACTGTTTTTACCAGCCGTGTTGTAACGTGCATCTGCAAATAGTATGCCATTTTCACTAGTTTGATCAGTGCTGTCTATTAAGTCCCATGCGCCAGCAGCAGTACGACGATAGATGATTGGGAAGTTTTCAATGTCAGCTGTTGATATCCAAAGATCGCCTTCTTCTAATGCAGAGTTGTCAGATTGCAAAAGTGGAGCAGATGCCGATACAAGTGGTCCGGATGTATTTGCATCCGGAAACGCATTAACGTCTGCATATCCAACCCATGTTGTGCCGTTGTGATACATCATATCAACTTCGTCAATAATACTGCTATACCACAATGCACCATCTGCTGGTGTTGTAGTCGGTTCTCCTACACTTGCAGTGTAGTTTAATCCCTTCCAGTGCGATACTATGTATGCATTCGCTGCAATTGGGTCGCTGTAAAAATTAAGAGTTGATGCTGAATTAGTATTATCAAACACTGTAAAGATTTTAGCCAGTCCTGCGGCAGTATCAGTTATACGTATTTCTCCGCCAGTACTGTGACTAATTACAACACGGTTCTGACTGTCAACACCAGCAGTAACATAAGTTAGGCCAGCTGAATTAATTTCATTTGCTAGTACGTCTGCGTCAGTAGGTTCACCTAGTGCTGTAAAGGATACCGATGTTACTCCGGACAATGCAGCCTGTCCGACTACACTCTCTCGAATTTCAAACGTATATGTTGATGCAGTTAGCTGAGCATTTACCTTAGCGCTGACAATCGAAACTGGGCCGCTGCTATTTTTACGGAAAATCTTAAATGAGCCGAGCGGTGTTGCTGCCTCGGAAGTATTGCTTTGAATGTACAGCGCACCTTCGGAAACGTTTGTTCCGCCGCCAGTTTGGTCAAGTGCAAATAATGCTGCGTGATTTGTTGCGTGGATTGTGGCCGGTATTGCAGTCCATGCATCTGTTGCTGAATTGTAAACTTTAACATTCCAGTTTGCCCCTAAGTTAGGTGATGTTGTTTTTAACCAGATGCTGCCACTTGGGCTAACACTTATGCCGCCAGTTTTATACTGAGGTACTTGTGTGTGAGGTGCAATTGTTAATCTTGGTAATGTGTATGTAGCAGCCGGTATTCCGATTGCATCCAGCAATGCTGTATCTCCGGTAATTACAAGATCTGCGCCGGGCGCTCCTGTAACTGAAATTACAAGTCTGCTGTTTACTAGTTCAGCTGCAATGTCTGTAAGAGCATTAAGCTGTGTAACAAAATCCGCAACTACTGTTCCGCTGACTGTAACAGTATTGCCGTTGATTGTAAAGTCTTCTAAATCAACAACATTAGCAGTAGCAGTACCGACAACTGCTGGAATACTTCCAACCCATCCAGTTGATCCAACTTCGTGCCATGTGCCGCTTGCTGCTTTATACCAAAGTTTGTTAATATTTGTAACTGCTACAATAGCATATTCGCCAACTGCACCAACACTGCCTTTTGGTGTGTAATCTTCGCCAGTAAAGTCAACGACTTTAGTAGTATCAGTAATTACTAATGGAAGTTTGTTTGAAAAGCTTTGACCATTGGTTGTACTTGCAGGAGCAGCATTCCACTCAAAGATTCCATAATTTGTATCATTGGTGTCAAACCAATATGCGCCGTTTGTTGGCTTGCCAGCAGTTTCTTCTGCACTTGCATCCAATGATGAAAGATCAATATTTGCTCTTACTACATACGCTCTATTTGACACACCTAAAAACGAATAAGCAGCTTGCAGCCCGTATTCGTTTTGTTCACCACCGTGTATTGGGTTGTTATTTAAATCAGTATAAAATCTTGCGTCGCCGAACGTCTCTGAAAGTTCTCTTTGTGAACTTACTAGATAAACCTTTTCGGCGTTTGCTGCCAATGTTCCTGGTGCAATCCCGGTTCCGCCCGGATTTGATTTGTTTTCAGTTGTTGCTATAAAAATCAGCGGGGTTGTACCCGGTTCTGACGGAGTATAAAAGCTCTCGTCGATAACTGAAACTTGTACACCTGATGATACTAATGCCATTGTATTTTTTCCCCTATGGATCTGTTGTTAATATTATTTAGCAGATCCATAGAAAAAGGTAGTTTTTAGCCCATTAAACTAGCAGTTAAATCCATATATCTCTCCCATGCCCGCCTGTCTTTGCATTTATAAATTGCCTGACATTAAATTTTAAATCTTCTATGCTACCATTGTTGTCAATAGTAAAATCCGACATCCACTGTTCTAAACTCATTGAAGTTTTTGGTTCTAATGGAAGATGCTCAGATCTATCTACCCAGATAGCATAATCATACACACGAGAATTTTGCATAGCAAAGAATTCTTTCTTGTTTCTCAACCCACAATAAATTCCATGTTTTTCAAAAATGTCTCTACCCAGTCGAGCTGCATCAGGAACATTATAATCGCAGATAGCATCATACCATTCTGCTCTGTGATCGTGGCGGCCGGCATAACACTCATCTTCATTATCATATCCGTACTTGTCCTTTAGATTATCAAATATAAACAGTTCGCTGCAAAATTTACTACTGCTCTTAAAACTGTACCCAAACTCATCTCTAAGGATTTCACATACTGTGTCTTTGCCGTGGCGGCCGTGGCCAATTACTAATAACCTAGGGAGTACAGGTTTTGATTTAAACTTGCCAAACATTCATTTATCCTTTTTTATTATTATAAAGGATCTAGGAGGTTTTGTCAACCGTTATCCGATTAGAAATCCGTATCCCTTGCCGCCGGACACTGCTAGGATTGCCTCGTTGTCTAACTTTTCCATTTCTGCCTGGGCTTCGCCCTTGAGGCTTCCTCCATTTAAGCTGGTTCCGCCTTGTGGACCAGCAATGGTAGCAAACTTTTCGCGTGCTTCGCCTAACATGTATTTACAAGTAGCCAATGTGTAATCTTTGATCCATTGGTTTGCCAAATAGTCCTGCAATAATTGACTGTCAGGACGATGGTTATAAACGTATATCAACACAATTTCGTCGCCTCTTGGACGAGAAAGCATGGTTAGTTTCTTAGTTGTATTATTCCACTTGAACTCCATTGCTCCGCCAAACATTCGCGCAAGCAACTCTTGTTTCTGTGCAAACAATTCGTAGGTTGCAAGGCCGCCCATTCCTGAGCCAGCCATTAAATATGTGTTGGTATATGCCAAGTTGAATGGATCGAATATGCTGCTGCCGTCGCCGCCGCCGCTGCGAGATCCTACACTTCTTCTAAATATCTGTCGTACTTCCATTATTTCATGTGGCATAATGTATTCGTTTTGATCTTCGACCAGTTGCAATGACACATAGCTTTCTTCGACGCTGTGATCAGACTTTTGTCTGTATCGGGCCAGTGCTCTACTCAGTGCGCTGTTGTAATTTCTTGGTTCTAATTCAACGTCCACCATGCCGCCACCTAGCATATCATAAACGTAGTCAAATACTTCTTGTTTTTGTGTAGTTAAATCATAATCTGCCATTTTTGTCTCCTACAGTATTTATACGATAAATATCTGTATGCCAAGACTCAGTTTATATAGACCCGAAAAAACCAAAGACTACGAATTTATAGATAGGATTATCTATGAACAATTTGCAATTGGAGGGACCGACTTACATATCTACAAATATTTAGGTCCAAAGACTCCTACTGAAGAAGCTGCTACGCCAGGCGCGCCGGCATATGATGTCGACAGTCCGTTTAATATTCAAGATTTTGTTTTTCTAGAAAATAGAGATCGAAAATACGACACTGATGTTTACAGAATACGAGCTGTGTACAATGTGTCCGACAATGACTTTAATTTAAGTCAATTTGGTTTGTTTTTGTCAAATGACATACTGTATGTGACTATTCACATCAACGGTTCTGTAAAGACAATTGGAAGAAAAATCATTGCTGGCGATGTTGTAGAACTGCCACACCTTGAGGACGAATATGCACTAAATGATTATTCAGTGGCGCTAAAAAGATTCTATGTTGTCGAAGAAGTTACAAGAGCCAGCGAAGGTTACAGTCAGACTTGGTATCCGCACCTTTATAGATTAAAGTTAAAACAAATTACAGCCAGCCAGGAATACGAAGATATTCTCAGTATGCCAGTTGGCGAAGGCACTACTGACACACTAGGTGATGTTCTAAGCACATACGGAACCGACATGAAAATTAATAATGCAATTATTGGTCAGGCCGAAGCTGACGCAAAACTAAGTGGATACGACACTAGTCATTTTTATACATTACAAGTTGACAAAGATGGTAAACCTGAACTAATTACAGTTGACATGTCTACCATTGACGCTAGCTCTAGTTTAATGGTTGACAGAATAAGTATGTCGCCGGAACGATCAGGATACTGCGGATATTTATTAGGTGACGGACTGGCTCCTAATGGAGAATACTTTGGAGTAGGCGGAGAATTTCCTACAAATGGCACAGAGGGTGACTATATTTTGCGCACAGACTTTATGCCAAACAGATTGTATAGATTTAACGGATCGTCGTGGGCAAAAATAGAGGACAATGTAAGACACACATTAACAAACACTAGCGATAGACAAACTCAAAAAACTTCGTTTATTAACAACACAACTGTTAGCACAATCGGCGGTGATCAAGTTGAAGAAAGACAGAGCTTGTCAAAGGCGCTTAGACCAAAGGCAGACAATTAATGAATCATTTTTATGACGGACAGGTAAAAAGATATCTTACTCAAGTAATGCGCTTGATGAGCAACTTCTATTGGAAAAATGGCAGCGGAGACATAAAACAAATTCCTGTTATGTATGGTGACATGACTCGACAAGTTGCATCAATTATAAAAGAAAATAGCGAAAACAAATTAATTAGTGTTCCGCGTATGAGTGTGTATATCACAGGACTGGACATTGATCGTTCACGTACAAGCGATTCTAGTTTTGTAAGCAAAGTAAATATTCGAGAACAAGCATTTGATGTTGATGGGAAAGAATATCTAAACACTCAGGGCAAAAACTACACAGTGGAACGACTTATGCCAACTCCGTACACACTAACACTGAATGTGGATATTTGGTCGAGCAACACTGATCAGAAGCTACAAATTTTAGAACAAATATTAATGTTGTTCAACCCAAGTTTGGAAATACAAACGTCTGATAATTATCTTGATTGGACAAGTTTGAGCGTAGTTAATTTAGAAAGAGTTGAATTTAGTAATAGAACTATGCCAGTGGGCACCGAAAGCGATATTGACGTTGCTACGTTAAACTTTAATACACCTATATATATTTCACCGCCTGCCAAAGTCAAACGCCTAGGAGTGGTTACAAATATTATTACAAGCGTTCTTGCAGATGTCAGCGATAATCTCGAACTCGACTTAGCCGGAATTGGAGATTTAACCTTACAAGAAAAATCAAGTTTTGTAGATAGCAGCGGCAACATTTCTACAACTGTTGACAACGGAGAATTTCCTAATGTTGGTAGCGGTCAAGTTGATGTTAACACTAGCCGTAGTCCTGCTTCGGACAAAGGTGCAGCAGTTAGGTTTAGTACTACATATCAGGACTACGGAGCGTATGTAGTAAACGATACTGCAATGCTTGTAGACGGCTCTGCTATAGGAACCGTATCATGGAAGTCGTTGATGGATGTGCATCCAGGAACATATCAAGCAGGCATTAGTCAGATTAGACTTAAAACAGTCGAGCAAGGACTGTATGTAATCGGTAGCATTGAAATTGACAGCACAGATGAAACAAAACTTGACATTACATGGGATACTGATACTATTCCATCAAACACTGCATTAACCGGGTTTGATGGTAACGAAAGAACAACAATTGATTTCATTATCGACCCGCTGCGCTGGAACCCGCAAGACAGACTAATACCAGGATTGAGATTGCTACTGCTTGATAACATCGGGGATGTAGTAAATGCAAACGGTGCAACTGCATGGAAAAACACCGACAATACAGACTTTGTAGCAGACGAAGGAGATATTGTTGAATGGAGCGGCTCAGATTGGTCTATTATATTTGATGCAAGTAGTGCAACTGATCCTATTTACACCCGTAACCTCAACACCGGTATACAATACAAGTGGACAACCGAAGGATGGATTAAGTCGTTCGAAGGTGAGTATTCAGGAGGAACCTGGATGCTGTACTTAGATGGCTAACTATTAGTATGAAAAAGATTGTATGCTCAGGCGCCCTATTCTACACATTAGATACCAACAGATTTTTATTACTTCATCGAACCCAGAGTAAGCAAAATAATGTCTGGGGATTAGTCGGTGGAACTAACGAAGAAAAAGAAACTCCGTGGGAGGGTCTGCGAAGAGAAATTCAAGAAGAAATTGGAACTATTCCGGATATCAAGAAAACTATTCCACTAGAAACGTTTGTCAGCAATGATGATCATTTTAGCTTTCACACATATTTGTGTGTGATAGAAAATGAGTTTATCCCAATATTGAATCACGAGCACGACGGGTATTGCTGGACAAGTTTTAAAAAGTGGCCTGCGCCTTTACATTCAGGATTAAAGAAAACTTTGCAGAGTAAAATAAATTTAAATAAACTAGAAACTGTATTCCAAATTATCAATCTTCTTGACAATTCAGCAATTTAACCGTATAATAAGATTATGATAAAAGTATTAGTTCTAGGCGATATAATAATTGATAGGTACCTCTACGGCACTGCTAGTAGACTAAGTCCGGAAGCACCTGTTCCTATTGTTACATATCAACACGAAGTTGAAACTGTTGGTGGCGCTGGTCTAGTCTACAACAACCTTAAAAATCTAGGAGTAGACGTTACACTACTAGATTACTTTCCACAAAAGAGTATAAAGACTAGAGTAATTTGTGACGGGCATTATGTCACACGCATTGACAATGATCATATTGTTAACGGAAATGAGTTTCTTACTTACGTACTGTCGATGGACTTTGACGAATACACTTACGTGATTTTAAGCGATTATGACAAAGGCACTCTAGATGAAAGTCTCGAAATTATCAAACACATAAACTCATTTGGATGTCGTGTTATTGTAGATCCAAAAGGTCCAGCAGATGGATTTGCTGGTGCGTGGTTGGTAAAGCCCAATGCAAAAGAATTTAGTCAATACAACTTTCTAGATTGGCGCGATAATATTATTGTAACTGATTCGTTCAAGAATGTAATTGCCAACATCGATGATGTAGTATATGATATACCCGTTGCGCCAATAGCAGTCAACGATGTAACCGGAGCAGGCGACTGTTTCCTTGCAGCATTTGTGTATGCGCTCACCCGCAACAAAGATTATCAAGCAGCGTTGGAAATGGCAGTCAAGGGATCATCTGAGTCTGTTAAACATGCAGGAACATACATACTTGAAAACAAAGACCTAGAAGATAGAATAGTTTTTACCAACGGAGTATTTGATATTATGCATACTGGGCATTTTGAATTATTTCAAGAAGCAAAGAGTCGAGGCGAAAAGTTAATTGTCGGTATTAACAGTGATGCAAGTGTAAAACGTCTCAAAGGAGACAGCCGTCCGATCAACAATGTCAAGAAGCGCATTGCACAGTTGGAAATACTTCCGTGGATAGACGAAGTGATAGTTTTTGACGAAGATACTCCATATGAGTTAATTAAGAAATTGCAGCCTAACCTAATTGTCAAAGGCGGCGATTATACTGTAGAGCAAGTTGTAGGAAACGACTTGGCCCCAGTTCATATTGTAAACACTGTTGAAAGTTATTCTACTACCAGCATCATAGAAGCAAGCAAATGAAAATATTAGTTACCGGACACCACGGGTTTATTGGTCATAATCTAGTGCATCACTTACACGCTCTTGGGCACACTGTAGACGGGTGGGAGTGGCACTCTGAAAGTTTTCCGTCTACACAAGGATATGACTGGTGTATACACACTGGTGCTATCAGTAGTACTACATACACAAATGTTGATCAAATACTCAAACAAAACTTTGATTTCAGTGTAGAGCTTGCGCATCGTTGCAACCAAACAGGAACCAATTTGCAATATGCATCAAGTGCAAGTGTATACGGCCCTACAATTCATTTTACCGAAGACGGTGCGTTGTTGCCGCAAAGTCCTTATGCTTGGTCAAAGTATTTGTTTGACAGGTATGTTATTGAACATGCTAACGATTGGCAAATTTTAATACAAGGATTTCGATACTTTAATGCATACGGTCCAGGAGAGCAGCACAAAGGCGACCAAGCAAGCCCGTATACCAAGTTTGTACAACAAGCAACAGGCACTGGTATAGTAACACTATTCGAAGGTAGTGAATATTTTAAAAGAGATTTTGTTTGTGTAGAAGACATATGTCGAGTACACGAACTCATGTTTGATGCAAACACCACAGGCATATTTAATATCGGCACAGGAACTGCTGTTAGCTTCGATACCGTAGGAAAAGCAATTGCCCGCAAGTATGCTGCTGATTTGCAATATATACCAATGCCTGAAAATTTAAAAGCACAATATCAAAAATATACGTGTGCAAATCTAAAAAAATTAAATTCTGTTGTAAAGATGGAATGGACAACCATAGAGGATTATATCAATGGAACAACCAACTAGACTAAGTGGAGTAGTAACCAAAGGGTGGGGATATGAACTAATTTGGGCATCCACTGACGAGTATTGCGGAAAAATTATGGTGTTTGAAAAAGCAGGAGCCAAGTTTAGCATGCATTTTCACAAAGAAAAAGACGAAACATGGTTTGTAAATAACGGAAAATTTAAAGTAAGATGGATTGATACTGCCACTGCATCAATGTACGAAAAAGAGCTCGGCCATGGCGATGTATGGCACAATCCACCATTGCAGCCTCATCAGCTAGAATGTTTAGAAGCAGGAAGTTCGATATCCGAAGTGTCCACTGCTGACAGTGTTGAAGATAATTATAGAGTTTTACCAGGCGATAGTCAGCAAGCAACGCCACTAGATGGCTAAAAATGTTTTAGATAATGCCTTAGCAGTAAGCTATAATAATGATTCTTACGACAAATGTGTAGTAGGATTAGACAGGGATGGAGTAATTAATCAAGACATAGGTACGTATGTAACCAATGCCAATATGTTTATTCCAATTGAAAATAGCCTTGCAGCAGTTGCACTAATACGATCTAAAGGACACAAGATTGCTATTATTACAAACCAAGGCGGGATCGAAAAAGGAATAATGAAAGAATCGGATGTAGATAGTGTACACACTTACATGTTTGAATTACTAGGCAAAGCTGGGTGTCCTAGTGTTGACGCTCTGTATTACAGTGCAAGTAGTCAGAAAAATAACATGTACGCAAAGCCAAACACCGGAATGTTCAAACGTTGTGAAAAAGAACATCCTGCTATCAAGTTTTCAAAAGGTATATTTGTAGGTGACAAACTATCAGATCTAAAAGCTGCCGTTAAAATGGGAGCAACTCCTATATTAGTTAGGACCGGATACGGACAAGTAACCGAAAAAGAATTAAATAAATTTTCTTATAAGAGTATTAAAAAGAAGACAATAGTATTTGATAACTTGTGGGACTTTGCACAATCTCTTTAAATAACAAAAAGCCTAACAGTGTTTGATGCTGTTAGGCTTTTTTATTATGCTATAGTAAAGTTACCAACTGTGATTAGTTTTTTGTACTCTGGTAGATACAAATATTCAATGCGACTCTGCTGTAGTGTCCACAAAGCATCCTCTAATGTTTCTACAAGAGGCTCACCACCTAAATTAAAGCTGGTATTAAAAATGATAGGAACCCCAGTTTGTTCTTTGAACTTTGAAATAATTCTATGATAAACTGGATTATCTTCTTTGCTAACAGTTTGAATTCTACATGATCCGTCAACATGGATGATACTTGGAATCTTTTCAGCAATTCCTTCTTTGCACGATACTGCATACATCATATGCGGGCTGTCATCCATTCCGCGTAAATCAAACCATTCATGCACGTCCTCAACAAGGATCGATCCTGCAAATGGACGGAAGTATTCTCGGCGTTTGATTTCGTTGACAAAGTCTTTTCCGTCTTCGAATGTTGGATCAAACATCAAGCTTCTGTTTCCTAATGCACGTGGACCTGCTTCGCTGCGGCCCTGAAACATTGCTACAATATTTTTATCGCGCATCAGTTTGATTACATCATCGTCTGTGATATCATTTTGTACAACGCCGTTGTACTTTGTTACAATGGCATCAATGTCGCTGTTGCTATAATTGTATTCCGGACCTAGATATACATCTGCTGGCATAGGAGTAGTTGACTGTGATTGATTGTAATAATACAATAATGCAGCGCCTATAGCTGTGCCACCGTCATTGCTAACTGGTTCGACAAATATTTCGATGTTCTCTTCTTTGAGCTTTTCTAAATAATAATAATTCGCAACACAATTTAATCCAAACCCGCCACTGACTACAACTTTGTTTTTTCCAGTTAGCTTGGCTGCTGTTCTAATCAAGTCTACTGCCTGTTCCTGTGTTTCTGTCTGACATGTGTATGCCAGGTCTCGTCTGTTCTCCATAGTTGTTAGATCAGATACATCTACTGTACTTGATTGAGAAAGTTCTGAATAATTGAACATGTTTACAATTGCGCTGTTTGGATAATTGGGTAGAACAACGTTTTTGTTGGATATTGGAAAGTTTGTGTCTTTGTTAAACAGTGCAGGAATTTTTTGATTTGGTTTTCCATAAGGAAACAGACCCATGGTTTTTCCTGCTTCAATTGCCTGAAATCCGCAGTACTCAGTTACTGCTTCGAACACTTTAACAATTCCAGCGTTGCCTGATATTAGTTCTATGTGATTGCCAGGTTCGCCAAATCGTTCACTGGAAACTTCGGACGTTATAACTGTAGGAATAGGGTCGCGCGATCCGTAATGCTTGTATACAGTATTAATATTAGCAGGATAAGAACAATCAAATATTGTTTCTACTTCCCAAACATGAGTTGATGTGTTGCCAATGTTGCATCCATGTACAGACCCTGCTCCGTCAATGATCACGGCTGCGGCCTCATCAAACCCGCTGCGATAAAACGCACACGCTGCATGTATTTTATGATGCTGTTTGCTTAGGTCTATAACTTGCGGATGGTTTCGCAAGTCTGCTTTTCGGTCGATCAGTCCTAGCTTGCGTGCTATACCAGTATAAACATAGTCGCCAGTGTAGTCCACTGTTGCACAAGTATCTTCTAACGTCTGTGTGTGCGACACTACAATAACATCAACAGTATCGGTGTATTCTTTTACCTTGATCATTGCAGCATACGGGCCGCCGTCATATTTTTGTCTACTCAGACGCTCTTCTTCAATTGCAAAAACAATCTTGCCATCTTTTAACAAACACACTCCTGCGTTGTGGCCTCTTGATATTCCTAAAATGTATCCAGATAACATATATTAATTCCTATTTAAATTCTTTGGTGACGCTAGCGGAAACAAATTGTTGTTCTTTTTTCCTAATTTGTTTTTTACACTAGTAATAACTTCCTTGAATGTTTCATCAGACAAAATCATATTATCTTCATTGTCTCTTTCTGATGCAGGATCTCCTGTGATTCTATAAGGAGTGTAAGTTCTTTTATCAGCAGCATTGTCAATAATGGTAAAATCTTTGTTTCCAGGATAACTGATGTTTTCCGGATATGTAGCACCAATGACAACAGTTGCAGGCTTGCCTAGCGCATGAGCATAATGCTGTCCCATACTATCGCAGCCAACAAAATAATCAGCAGCATTTATTATGCCCATCCATTGCAGTAAACTTGCATTGTCAGGAATAACTGCTCCCATAGGCTTTTCAGTAGGAATTTTTATTTGACTCATTAATATCACAGCATAGTCTTTTGACAGTTCTTCGACTATTCTAAAGATATCTTTTAATTCAAAACTTCGTCCGCTTGTGTCCCATATAAAGTTACCTTCTAGTCTTGCGCCACTGCCAAATGGCTGAAATACTATTGTTTTTTCTTTTTGTATTTGAGATTTAATTTGATTAACTAGGTTATGCCCGTATATTTGATCGTTCTTTCCAACATCAAGAGTTATTGGTTTGCTGCTTACAGTATTATCAACTTCGTTGATCAGCATGTCGAATGCTTGAATTAAATTTACTTGCTGGTTAAAATATGCATTTAATCTGTAAGGTTCTGGGCTGATAATCTCTTTGTCTTTTAAGAGTTCAAATAGCCCCTTTGAATTAACTGGGTAAATGTTGTTTCTCAAAGACGTAGATAGAAACAGCTCTGACCACGACTCTGCAACTATTACTACATCCGGGTCAGTGTTTTCTTTGTAATATTCAAGAGCAGGAATACTACAAAGTACTCTGCCTGCTCCACCGTTTATAAAAAACGCTTTTTTCATGAAAAAGTCCTTTGTGTTGTTTATAATACTTATAGTTTAAAAACAACACAAAGGACAGAAGTGAAAGTTAGTTTAATTCCAACTCACACATATCATTCCCATGCCACCACTATCGCCAGTCATTCCGGTAATACCGGACCTAACTGCAGAAGCAAATCCGCCAAACCCTGGTCCTGCTTGCACGCCAGCACTTGCCCGCAATCCACTGGTACTAAGTGCAGTCCATACTTTACAGCATGTCATATTTTCAAAACCAAACACTGGAGCACTAACACTGTATGCATCAGTTAGGCCGTTGGTGCCAATATACATACTAGGCCACATTCCGTTGATTCCGTATGCGTCAACATTGCATGCAGCATTTGCAACAGGAAGAACCCAAGTCTGTCGACTAAATGCATGACAAATATCAGTATTATCATTGCCGGTATCCCAGCAAAAATTATAGCCAGCGCAAGAGTTGGGCGCACATGAATCTCCTTGTAGATAAGGTAGGCCACAAGTGCTGGCGCCCAAGCCAATTGCGTCAATGTCTTGTCCCCAGTGACAATAACAGCTAATCCCGCCTTGAGCGCAAATAGTTATTCCGTTGCCGATTACACTACTCCCCTGGCCGCACAGACCTGTGATTGTACAAGCTGTTGCATAACAAAGTCTTGCGCAGCCGCTTTCTAATTGATATGTGTCTCCTGCTGTTACATCCATTTTGGCAACGGCATACGCACCACTTGGTGCAAATGCCGAACCGCCGCAACAATCTACAGTTCCTGATCCGGCACCTGCTCCCCACAACTGAAACTGAACATTTGTAACGCCTACTGGTACTGTCCATGTGCAAGACGCGCCTTGCTGGAAATTTCCACTAACATCACAAATTTTCAATCCGTTGGCTCGAGTTTCTACAAACGGTTTTAATTTGTTTTCCCAATCGACTACCATTGCAGGTTTACAAACACCAGCTTTTGATAGCAATTCATTGGAGTAAGGGCCTCCGGCAACAGTTCCTCCTACTCCGTATTCCAATAGTGAATTATTTCTCGCAGCTTGAATAAGTTCTAACTCAGCTGTCAGCTTTTTATTTTCCTTTAATGCAGCATATAATATAACGTCACTCATATTATTCTCCTGCGTCTATATCAGGTAATGTTGAGAACAGTTGTATTAATTTTACTGGCACTTTAGGAATATTTGAATTGTCTATGGTTATGTATTTCCACGGAAATACATCACTCATAGTTGTCAAGTACGAATCTATTTTTGCTACAAACGCATCAATACTCGCCTGATCAGTGTCACCAAAATCGTATATGTTGTCATATTTTTTAACGTATGCTAATCTGTTTTCGGCAATTTCTTCAGCAGTGGTTTTAATATTCTTATAAACAGGTTCCAAGATTACTCCAGAAATTCGATTATATGATACATCAAAGTAATCACCGATTACTGGGTTGGTAAATTGTGTATGCACAGATCCGTCATGATTGGTCACTTCTTTGTACACGTATTCATGTTCTGCTCCGTTGCTCATTATATAGTGAGCAACCGAAGTCATTGTTTCTAAAGTTGCATCTATTTCTACTACAAAGTCCAAACTGTTTTCATCTGTTGTAATAAGATCTTCACTCCAGGTGACAATGTCATCTGTTTTGTCACTGATTAATACGTATACTGTGTCTGGGCCAGTATATGTATAAGTTTCTATTTTATCGTTGTTCCAAGAGTCTACCCAAATTTCGTCCGGAACGTTTATTGTAAATGTTTTTTCCATAATTTTATCCTTTTAACACCAGCTTACTCTTACCATGCCACCGCGGCCTGCATCGCCTGCCCAGCTGGTTGAGCCACCCATCATGTGCGTCCATGTTCCGCCGGCGCCCGGGACACATTTATAACTGGTGTTTGCTTGACACCTGCACCCGCCGCAACAGCTTCCGCTAGTGAATGTCTCACATTTACACTGCGCACAAGTCTGTACAGTATGACATGGACCTATCACTGGCGGACTAGTAAAATATCCATAGTGATTTCCGTCAATACATCCGCCACCATATATAGACGGCAATCCGATTACCTCAGTGCCAGTTGAAGACCCGTTGTATGTAAATTCTGTGGATGCAATGAAAGGAACTATAGTACAGGTTGAGCAACTTCCGCCAAAACAATACCAAGTTCCTGCTGCGCAAAGGCAGGGTCCTTGAGTGTCGCCTGATCCTTCGCCACGCCAACGACACTGAATATAGCTGTCGTGGAAATCTTTCATGCCACACGCTAAATTGCCCATGCCACCTTGGGCGCAAAGCCCAGTTAATCCGTTGCCAGTTACTGTAGTAGAACATGTAATCCCGCTATAGCTCTGGGAGGTGGCAGATGCATAACAACAATATGCACATCCTGCACACAAATCATACGTGTCGCCCGGTGTTACATCTATAATAGTTGTTGCATATGCGCCATTAGCGCCGAACGGTGATCCGCTACAGCACTGGCCATTACCTGTTCCGGCCCCTGGGCCCCAAAGTTGAAATTGTGCTTTTGTAGTAGCTGCTGGCACTGTCCACGTGCAAGACGCGCCGCAGCGCATGCATCCAGAAGCGCCGTCAAGTACACACAAACATCCTACTGGACTTTCCAGCAACGGTAGCGCACTCCAGTTAGCAGGCTCCCAGGGTGTGATGCCCAGTCCTTGCAGAGCAGCAGCGGTCACATCGCCACTGATTATTGTTGCAGCGTCTGTTAATGAGTCAATTGCATATATTCGTTCTTCTTGAATACTGTTTTGCAATTGTTTGTTTTGTTGTAAAATTGCGTTGTAGACTGACGGGTCTGACATATTATTCTCCTTTTACGTCACTGCTAGAATAGATACACGGCCAGTGGCGTTGTAGCTTACTGATATATTTCGAGAATTATTTTCAGTCCATCCAGATACTGTTTTATAAGATCCACCGTATTGTGCACCAGCTGTGCCAACGTCAGTGGTATATGTTATGTTAGTATACATAATTCCGTTTGCATTGTATGCCGTTACATATCCATCAGCATCATATATTGTATCAGTGCCATCGTAGTGTACTGATACATTACTGCTAGTAACAGACGAATTAACAAGTCTTCCCATTGTATAGTACCTCTTTTATATATTTATGACAAAGTTTCGATTCCAACAACAACTGCACTTACATTTGCCTGACCTGAATAAACAACTATTCGTTGTCCTGCAGAGAGAACTATACCGGTTCTCTCTATAACATTTTTTGAAAACACATCGACGTCATATTCGATATATTCAGATAATGTAGGAGTGTCTATGTCGGCTAATGCAATTCGAACTGCACTGCTAACAGCACCTCTATTACAAACGTTTAAAGAAACTACTGCATAAGTGTCCACAGGACATGTATACACTGTAGTTAATGTTGTTGCAACTATATCTGCTGCTGCTAATCTTCCTGTGGCCATTTTATGTTTCCTCTATTAAAACGATGATAAAAAGTAATTTAATGCAACTGGATCCCCTTGGATTCCACCTGTGAAATTAACTTTCTGTAGTATATTTATCTGTGCACCAGATGTTGTAGTTATTTCTTGTCCGCTAATTAATATCGAACCTGCTGTAATACTGTTGACGTTTAGCTCACCAGCACCTCCACCGATTTGGCTAGATATATAAGTTTTAATTGCTTTCTGAGTCGGCACAATATTATCACTGTTGGCAGTAAATGTACCATCTACACTAAATTCAGTAATGATTGCACCTGTGCCTCCAAGTGAAACTGCACCCAGTGATAGTTCATTTAATCCACTAATGTTAAACGCATCAGCATTTAATGTAGCAATACCAGTTGATTGTTCAACGTTGAACAATCTTCCAACTCTAAAGTTACCGTCTTGGTCAGTGCTGGTGTAGAATATACGGCCGCCACCGCTTTGTACGATTTCGCGATCTGCATTTACAGGATTAGTCGGTACACCAGGGTATCCTGTGTCAGCAAAGTTACCAGTACCGACATCTAAGAAGTCGTGTCCTGTCAATCGTACTTGAGAATATCTAATGCGCATTTCAACAGTATCGTTGTGGTCTACTGCGTCTGTAACACTAATTGCTGGACTTATTTGAAATTGTGCCGAATACGGGCCGGTTCCGCCTAAGTCTCTTAAGTTTACTAGTCTAAAGTATTGTCCAGGAATTCCAGAAAATTCAACATTGGATCCAGGTTTTGGGATGTCTGAGAGATTTGTAACTCTAACAAACGTGCCAG